GGAACGCCTCGGCCGTCTGCCGCTTGCGCCCCCACCGGCGTGTCCAGCCATGTACCTCGTTCGCGAGATGCGCACCGGCATCCTGGGGCGACCCCGCGACCGGCGCCGCGCCGGCGACGGCGCTCACGCTGCCTCCGCCTTCGCGGCGACAGGTCGCGCCTTGTCGACCAGGTGGTCGGCCACGCTGACCACGAACAGCGTGTCATAGGCCTCCATCGCCGCCCTGAGGCGCCACACACGCCGCTGCGGCCCCTTCGACTTCTCCCACGTCTTGTCGGCCGTGTCCTCGCTCTCACCGGGCAGGTAGCCCCGCAGCCGGATGCACCAGGGACGACCGAACAACCCGAACGGATGCCACTTCGCACACCGCCAGATCGTCGTGGTGAGCTCCCGCAACACCACGTCGACGCGCTTCTCCGACTGAGCCGCCCAGCGCAGCCGAAGCCCCTTCTTCCGTCCCATCGCCAGCGTGGCGAGGAACTTCATCGGGAGCTTGTCCCACATCCTAGACGGCATGAGGACTCCGGCTTCATCGACGAGCGCGAGGATGTAGAAGCCCTGCCGAACGAGATCTGGGGGGAGACTGAGTTCAGGCAGGAGCGCTGACAACCGGTCTGGGTCGAGGTCGAACGCGCGCCGCCCGGTCTCGGCGTCGAAGAGTGGAAAAGTGCTCCAGACACCGAGACACCGAGGATCACGAAGGCCGAACAGCCCGACAGCAGACAGCATGAGCGTTTTGCCACTCCCCCACCTCCCTACGAATCCTTCGACCCCGCTCTCCCCGCCGATCATGCGGACACGCGGGCGGAGCCACTTCACCCGATGAACGGCAGGTGCTTGTACACCCAGCGCCCCGTACGAAACGCGAGGATCACCGTCTCCACCGTCACCAGCAACGCCACCACGCTCAACAGTTCAACAGCGGGGAAATGGGCATTCCACGCCTTGACGTTGCTGATGATCAGCGCCGGGATGCTCCCGCTCCCCGTCAGCCACGGCAGCGTTTGCGCGTCGGGAAGGAGGTCCACCACCAGCTTGATGATGCCGGCCGCGAGAAGGATCAACGCCTCGATGATCACGCGTTCGCCAGCTCGTGCTTCACGATGTAGAACAACGAAGCCGCACCGCTCGCGTAGATAATGCCGGCGATCAGCGTGCGGAAGGGATCGAGCACCGCGAAGCTCGAGCCCCCAAGATCGAACCCGAAGCTGTGCCCGCCGCTGCTGGCCACCGTCACGTTACCACTCGCGCTCCCAGCCCCAAAAGATGCGATCCACCCCTCGCCGAACTGCTTCGCATACGCAAACGGCACCTTGTTGCCGATCTCGGTTGCCAGCAGGGTGATCGGGTCAAACAGCGACGACGACGGCTCGAAAAGATCGATGATGTAGTTCAGGCCGGTAATGACACCATCGATCACGGTCGTGATCACGTTGCCCAGCTGGCAGAGCCCGTACCCGATGTCGGCGCCGATATTCCAAATCGAACCCGGTGACGAACAGTCCGACAACGGGATCGGCGGGATCAGTGCCTTGCACTTACCGCTCAGCGGCCCGACACTCCCGGTGTCGCACGTCGCGTTCGCACCCGGCAGCGCGTTGTTGCCGCTGCCGTTCTCCCCCGCTTTGAAAAGCCCATACGCGCTCTCCCACAGGATCGCCGGCCACGGCCGGTGGTCGTACACGCTGCAACTCACCTGCTGCCCGCTCTGCGTCGGGCACATGTTGTTGGTGGTGCCCTGAGTGATCGCCGGTGCCGGCGACGACTTCTGGAAGTTCAGACCGGTCGCACCACCCCACACCCCAAGCCCCCACACCGCGCCGAGGTTGTACGTGAACGTGAATTGGCTGTACCGGTTGTCGGCGCTCTGCGGTGCCAGCTGCGGCAGGCCCCCGGCGATCGCCTGGGGGTGGTCCGCGGCGCCGTCGTTGATCCAGAAGGCGATCACCGCGCCGCCCGCGTCGTCGTTGGGATAGAGGTCATGCGCCTGACCGGCGGCCGTCCCCGGCGGCGCGTACTCCACGCACAGCTGCGACCACTTCCCCAGCACCTGGCCACCACCCGGTGCCGTGAACGGCACCGACACGATCACCTGTGACTCCGCTCCCCACGAACGATCGCCGACGTTCCCGAGCCCCTTGTACACCCCGATGTGGGCCCAGTTGTCGAGCGTCACAATGTTCACCGATCCCACCGCCTCATCCCCGCTCTGCTTCAGGCCGTTGCTCCACACACCGGCCTGATCACCGAACGCGTGGACGTTGGTCGGAAGCAGCCAGATGCACACCGCCCAGTCGTTATCCGCCGGGCTGGCGGCCCCGAACTGCATGTAGTTCGTGGTGCCATTCCAGTAGCCCTGGGCGCAACAGGAACCGTTGCCCGTCTGGGGACCCCCCTGGATGCCCGCGTACCGCACGTCGTTGGTGTTGGTGCCGATCGGCCCCGCCACCGCGTGCGGCGATCCGCAGATGTCGCCACCGCTGTTCGTGCTCACGAGGTCCTCGAATTCCTGGCTGTTGCCGTTGCAGTTCAAGTCCCCGTGGAAGTCACCCATCATCTGCCAGCTCGTCGGGTGCGACGACCCGACGAACGCCGTCAGGTAGTCGAAACCTGACGCCTGAGCCGGCAGCAGACGAAGGAGCAGGGCCGTCACCGATAGCGCCACGATGGCGCCTGCTTTCACGCGGCGACGGCCCACGCTCCCACGCCTACCCGACGTGCCGGATGCGCTTGCTGACGAAGCGGATGGCCATCGCCAGGGCCGCCAGCAGCACAACCACGCCGATGATCGCGACGGCATTGTTCGTGATGAACGCTGTCGTCCCGTCAAGCGCGGCCTGCACGGAGGGGTCGACCGACACGAGAAGCGATGCGAGAACCGCGAGCACGCTCCTGCCTCCGTTAACCCTTGCGCTCGAAGAACCGGCCGAGCACCAACCGGATGGTCGTAAAAAAGAACGACACCACGACACCGGCGACGATCCCCGACGCGAAGAGGTTGTCGACGTCCCCGGGCGTCACCGCCACCACTCCCGGTGCCACGGCCGCAGCCCCGCGCGGACGTCCTCGACCAGGTCGTGAACGATGACGCCGACAACCACCGCCAACAGCGCCACGAACGGCATCCCGGTCACCATCGCGGCCGTCACGAGAGCCGAGCCACCCACGCGACGATCCCCGCCGCCACCACCAGCGGCAGGAGCACCGGCAGGAAACCCACCCAGGCCTCCATGAAGTCCGGGATCACCGTCACCGCTACCAGGGGCACAGCAGTCTCCACACCACGCACCCGAGCAGAAACCCGCCCGACAGGACTGCGTACTTGGCGATCTCAGCGGTGGTAGCGGGATCCATCACGCGCTCCTACGGGTGGGTGACCGCCACGGCCAGCTGCACGCATGCTAAAAACGCACCCACGAGAGCGAGCCAGCACCGCCGAAGCCGACCCCATCGCATCCCAGGTAGATGAGTTTTGGACACAATATGCATTATCAGGACCTAACTGACCCCGTGCGGTTTCGCCGTTTTCGCTGATAATTTGGGAGGGGCCCCGTCGGACTTGTGCTCCGGCGCGGGCCCCTTCCTTGGTCTTCTAGGCAGCAGCTTTGCGGCCGCGGTAGTACACCCGGCCATTGCTGCCCACGTACGCCGCCACGGGGATGTTGGCCCCTGCCTGGAGCGCGCGCACCGCGGCCTCGCAGGCATCCTCGTGGCGGTACTCCACGGTGATCACAGCGACGCCCGCGAGGACGTGGACCGTGTACACCGTGAACGGATCCCACGAGGCGCCGGGTTTCGGTCGCATCTCGCGGGATTTCGTGGCGAGGAACTCGCCCCCCAGGTAGAGCCCAGCCGCGGCCGGGTCGGGTTCGTCGCGCCGCAGCGCGACAGGCTCAGCAGCCATCGGAGCTTATGCCTCCGCCCCGGCGCTCGACCTTGTGCGCCGATGTTCCCGCCAGGGTTGACGGGATCCTACTCGACGCGGCCAACATGCGTGCCGTCCTTCACGAATCTTCACACAGCGCGGTGGTAGGGGTGTCAGGTGAGGTGAGTGCGGCGCCCGCGCGTCCGTATTCGCAATGTCGCTTTGCTTCTTGGGTATGGACGGGACGGAGGGGACGGTCCCTCACACCCGCGCCCGCTGTGGCCACAACACCGACCTCCTCACCGGGGATTCCCAGACGACACCCGACAGGCCTTCACCGTGGCACTCCGGGGTGGCTTGCCGCGTCAAGGGGCAGAGCGGCTTCGCCGTCGCCTTTGGAGGCGACCCCTTGACACCGCCACCCCTGCGTGCCCGCACCGGGCCAGTCGGGGCCGCCTGAGAGCCCCGCAGACGTGGGAGGTCACCACCGTGGCCAACTGGACCGGGCACGAGCCCTCCGACGACCTCTACGAGGCCGTCCTCACCGTCGCGGCACTGCACGCGGACGCGTGCCTCGACCTCACCGGCGCCGACATCGCCTACCACGAGACCGCCTTTCAGAAGGCCTACGCGTGGCTCGCCAGCCACCGCCGATGAACGCCGAGCAGACCTTCACGATGGACCTCGGTTCGGCCATCCTGAACCTTCGCGCCGCGAAAACCCACCTCTGGGAGCTCCACCGAGAGTTCACCGTCGACGTCGACACCGCCATCGAGGTGGAACGCGGCCTCGACAGCGTGATCGACCTACTCCAGTCGGACATCGCCCTCGTCCGCGGCTGGCCGCGCTGGTGAACGCCCCGCCGACCGTCGCCGCCCGCCGCGACGCGCTCCTCGAGCAACTGCGCACCCTGGTACGCGACCTCCGGGCCGCCGATGGCGACCTCGGCCTACTGGCCATCCACGAGCCGACCCTCGGCACCCCCACCCAGGAGGCCCGCCTCCACCTCGCCGCCGCGGCGAACCTGATCGTCGGCGTCGGTCAGGCCCTCAAAGCCTGACGGCCGCCACCGCGGCCATGCACCGCGTCGTGGTCCGCACGGCAGAGCGGCACCACATCGGTGAAGCGCTCCTCCCCAAGCCGCGCGTACGTGATGTGGTGGAGGTCCAACGGGTGACCGCACCCGCACACCGCGCACCGCGCCAGGGGATGCGCCCGCCACCACGCGCACCGGTACTGCTTCCAATGCACCGACCGCAGGTAGCCCCGACGGTAGCGGCGGCGGCGCACCCACCGCACCAGCAACCGCACCATCATTCCATCAGCGGCATCGACACTGCCGCCACCACCACGTACCGCGCATCCCGCCACCGCGCCACCACAAGCACTGCCGGAGAGCCGCAGTGGGCACACCGCTGCTCGTCCCCGTCGAGCAGGTCGCGCAGGTTCTTCGGCTCCTTGATGCCCCGGAACACCCCGGTCGTCAGCAGCAGGTGACGCCCGCGGATGCCGCGGTGGACGGTCAGCACGTCCGTTAACTCGATCTCGGTCAGCTTGGTCACGTACTTCGTGACCTCCGCAACCGCACCACCCACACCCACCGCACCGTCCCCGTAGCGCACAGCCCGGATGTCCACCACGTAGCTGTCGCCGGTGATCTCAAACCACGCCGCTGCGATACAGCAGTGGTTGAGCGAGTGGGCACACGACGGGGTACCGTGCGCGCACGTCTCCACCGTCTCGATCGGCTGCCCGAAGCGCCGACAGGGGCACGCCGGCCGCGCCACCAACGCATGGATGTGGGGATGCCATCCCCCGAGGCGCGCGCTCCGCTTGACCTCGATGCCGGCGTAAACGCCGAGCACCCGACCCCCGTTCCACAGATCGCGCCGCCTGAGCTGACGAAACGCCGCCCACAGACGCGTCACCGTCCGCTGATCGAACTTCTCCCCATCCCGCAGCGTGAGAGTGAGCAGCGCGTACCGGCGGACGCCGTGCCCCGCGAGGTCCTCCACGCGCTGTTTGCACCGCGCCCCCAACTTGATCGACCGACGCTTCGCGCAGTGCGGGCAGAGCCGGTGACGGCAGAGGTTGGCGCCGACCAGCCGCACCGATTCCCCGTGTCCGCACTCGTTCACCCGAAACAGAAGACGCGAGCCGCACCCGGCCATCTGGTAGCCGATATGCCGCTCGTGACCCTCCTCGGACCCCT